AATAACCCTACAAACGCAGGTGACCGAATGAACATTCTGTTGAACTACTTCTTCCCGATCGTCTCCATCTCTCCGACTCCCCAAGCATCGACCGCGTTCCTGAAGCTACCGTGCATCGTCGTGAAGCCTAAGTCCGGGCAAGAAGGAAACGTCGGACAGATCTTCACGTGCACGTCGATGACTCAGGTCTCGGCGCGAACCGATAACACCGAGGCCCAGCAACTCTTCGACGCCGGTCTCTCCCGCGTCTACGTTCTTCTCTCCGACGATCTCTACCTCTCCGAATATCTTGAAGGACACGAGTCGGACTTCTACACGCTCCTGATCTCTTCTGACTTCGACAAGGACGACGTGAACGATGCCAACGCGACAGGCACGGTCACGATCACGAGCTACGCGAACCTCGTGTCCGGCACCGACGACGTCGTCAGCGTTGCCGGCGTTGACTTCACCGCGCAGGCGGGCGCCGCAACTCTCGGCACCGCGACCTTCCAAGCGGCGACTTCAAACGATGCTACGGCGGCCTCGCTTGCTGCGCAGATCAACGCGCATGCTGTCGCCGGCGCTAAAGTGTCGGCTTCGGTCGTAGGCGCGGTCGTCACTCTCACCGCGATCGAAGCGGGCATCCCCGGAAACTCCATCGCCCTGGGCTACACTGACAACGACACGAACGTGGGCGCGACGAAGTCCGGTACCGCTCTCTCGGGCGGTGCAGGCCTCAACGCCGGCGCCTTCACGGGCGTGATCGGTATCTCGGAAACCGACGACGAGTTCCTTGCGGATCAGGCGGCGATCGAGAAGCGCGCGGCCTTCCACACCACATCTGGAAACAAGGCGAAGAACATGTTCTTCGCGTTCGGTAAGATGCTCGCGAACTCTTTGAACTGGGCGAATCAGCAATACATCACGATGCCCGTCGCTGACGACGTCGACGAGCTCGGCGAAGCGAACGCTCTCTTCGACGACAAGATCAGCTTCGTGATCGACGACAGCCTCGGTCTCTTCGCGTGCGGCGGCAAGGCGATCGTCGCGCCCTACATCGAACGCAACCTCGAGCTCGACATTCAGTCGAAGGCTCTCAGCTACGTGTCGGGTAACCAACCCGCCTACACGCCCACGCAAGCGGCTCTCCTCGAGGACGAGCTCCAGAAGGTCGTTGACGGCTACATCAGTCGTCAATGGATCTCGGCCGGCGTGATCGAAGTGAAGCTCGAGCAGGATAACTTCGTTGCTTCGGGCTACATCAATATCGCTGAACCGAAGGCCCTCTGGAGAATCTTCGGCGAGATCAAACAAACACTCTAAGGGGAGCTGAACGATGATTTTCAAAATCTACAACTGCGACTTCGGTATCAAGGTTAACGGCGTGAGCTACGACTTCGAGCACGTTGCCGAGCTCACGGTCGAGGATCCCGAACGCAACCGCCTCACCCGCGGCGCGAACGCGAAGAACAAGATCGGCCTCTCCTACAAGGACGGCCTGAAGGATCCCAAGCGCTGGACGATCCCGATCCTGTCGATGAGCTCCGAGCTCAAAGGCGTTCTCGACGACTGCTACAACAAGCAGACTCGCGTCGACGTCTACTGCATCGATCGCACCGACGGCTCGAGCAAATGGGGACGCAACGCCGTACTCTCAAACTTCCCGCAACAGCTGTCACTCAACGAAGCCGCGGAGAGTATGAACGTCTCTCTCGAATTCGAAACCTTCGAATCAACGGAGATTCATAAGTCGTGATTAAAGTTCTCGAGCTGAAGGGAATCAAATCTGTCCGAGCACTGAACGCGTTCAACGCGCTCGTGCTCGGTATCAAGATGCTCCCCGCGTACATGGGGGAGAGCTACGAAGATTTCCTTGCTCGAGTTCACGAGATGCCCCCCGTCGATCAGAAGAAGATCATCAAGGAAGCCGCGCTCTTCGTTGAGCTCCAGAAGGAAGAGATCGAAGCTCTCGTTTGTTTCGCGGCCGACAAGAACGGCGTTCCCTACACCGCCGAGAACATCAAGAACCTAGGTCCCGATCAGCTGATCGAGATCATCGTTGAAGTCTGCGCGGCGATCGCTAACTTCAAGATCGACTTCGTTTCCGATCGCGAAAAAAAAAACTCCAGGATTTCTCGGTAGACATTAGGCGGGTCTTCGCGCGCGATCCCGAGATGAATCTCGAGTCGGCTATCAACCTTGCTTTCTACGAGGCGTCCCGTGTTTAAAGAGATCCTGAAGATCATTCCCAAGCTCGACGACAAGGACCTTGCAGCGATGGAGCGCGCGCTCCAATCGCGCTTCACGCGCATCGCGAAGAACTTCGGCAAGGGCGTGATGAACGTATTCAAAGGCGGCGGTATCGCCGGCGTCGCACTGGCCTTCATCGACAAGCTTCTGAACCCTCTGAAGGAAACTCAGGAAGCGATCGAGCGCACGCTGAAGAGCTCCGACGATATCGCAACGAACGCGACTCAGTTCAATACCACGGCCGGCCGACTCTTCAAGCTCGTCTCTCTGGCGAAGGCGACCGGTCTCGATCAAGACAATCTGTTCCAGCTCATCAACAAGTTTCAGAACGCCGTCGCAGAGGCGAAGGCGGATCCAACGAAACCGAGCTCCGTTAAAAACTTCGTTCAGCGCGAAGTCGTCGATCCGAAGACCGGAGAGAAGCGGATCGAGAACGGCGACACCGCCGAGGCGTTCTTCGAATTCATTCAATCGCTTCAGAAGATGGATCGCAATCAACAGCTCCTCGTTCAGCAACAGGTCTTCGGGGAGAAGCAGGTCTTGAAGATGGCCGACTTCCTTCAGTCGATGAGCGGAGATGCCCTCTCGAAGATCCTGAAGACTACCGGTCTCGACAAGGTCACGAGCGCGAAGCTCACTACGTCGATCGACAAGCTCGCCGGCCTGAACGATCTTCAGGACGCGCTCGAGGCCGGCCGCGGAGTTCGAGACATTCAGAACAAGGCGGCCGTGATCAACGAAGGTATGATCCGCGCGCGGGACAAGTCGGAGCGCGTGGCGCTCGAGCGCGAGAACGCGAGGATCCAGTCCTACGAGAACCTCGCGAAGATCTCAACGACGGTCGACAAGATCTTCGGTCTCGTCGAGCAGGGCATCTCGATACTCGGCGGCCTGATCACGAAGCTCGAGCCGTTCATCAACAAGGTCACCGACGCGATCGACAAGATGCTTAAGTCACCGATCGTGCGCGGAGTTAAGTCTTGGTTCGGCGGGGGGGAATAGATGCTCGGTGGAATAGATCCAATTATCATTTTTCAATTCAGCAAGCTCGCGCCTTCTCTCTCTGAAACGGTCTCAAAGATCCCCGTGATCTCGCAGATCGCGACCGTGATCGAACAGCCGCCGATCCCGATCTATCTCAGCGAAGAACTCACCGGGATCTTCATCGACTCAGAAGACAAGAACGTCGATATCGAAACCGAAACTCAGACGCTCTCTGACGGGACGACTCCCGAAGTGAATCAGCGCGGTATCGGAACCGGCATCTCAATCAACCTCGTCGCTCGCAAGGATTCGATCGGTCTTGCTCTTCTCGTCGCGCTGATCGATCAGGCCTTCGACAAGGTGACCTCGAAGGAATACGCGATCACCTACATTCACGGACCGATCACCGTCTTCCGTGGCGTGCTCCATAACTTCTCGGCGAACCAGAACGCGCAGAACGAACTCATGACGATCAAGCTCGAGCTCTCGCGCGGGACGAAGAACCCCGTGAAGCCGCCTGACATTCCCGTCGTCGGCAAGACCGTAGGAGCTCTCCCTCTATGATTTACACTTGGTATAAGATCTTCAACCTTCTGGAGTTCAACGCCCTCGATCTCGTTTCGAAGGAATACGAGCTCGAGCTCGAGGACCTGGGCGTGAAGACGATCCTCGTGACGAAGGGAAACCTCGTCTCTCTTCTTTACGAAGGCGTCCTTCTCTCGATCAACCTCAACGACGTCAACCCTTTCGAGTTCGACGGTCACGCGGTCTACATCGCCGGCAACAGCGACGTTTATCTCGGGATAGCGGTGCCTGATGAAGATTAGGTGCCTTCACGGTTATTTCATCTTCGAGGAAACGAAGAGCGGGGAGATCTCTTCCTTCGTTTCGACGACAGGTCTTGAGCTCGTCGCACGTGACCACTACTACACTTTCGCGAAGCTCGCGGCCGCGCCCGACTACTCGATCAAGGGGAAGGACCTTCTCGGTATCCCAGCGACGAAGACCTTCGCCGGCAAGCCCTGGGAAGTTTTCGCAGCGAACGGCTTCGTTTACGACTTCTCTCTGGACGTCGTGCGGCCGCTCGAGCTCACGGTTCTTAAGACGACCGTGAAGCAAGCAGGCAAGCGTTTCGTTTCGCCTGGCCTGATCGTTCCGGGGAGCATCACGGTTGATGGTCGCGTGCAGGACTTCTCAGCGTGGTTCTCAATGGAGCGCCTGACGTGGCTTTACTCCGAGGTTGGCTATGTCTAAGATTTTAGATGCGACGTGCGATGCAGACGGCAAGGTCACCGCGGATGAAGCGCTCGTGCCAGAGGCGACGGTTCTCAGCGAAGGGAAGCAGGCGAGCTCAGGGATCCTGTTGATCGATGAGGATCGGGCGCGATACTTCCCTTCGAGCGCGACGGATATCAAGACGACGATCGAGAAGTCGATCACCGCTCTGACCGATCTATCCGCGGCCCTCACAGAGATCGCGACGGCACTGACGGCGATCGGTGCCGGCATGACGGGACCGACGACCGCGCCGCCGCCAACGTTGCCGACTTCGGTCTTAACGATCACGTCAAAAGTCACGGCGATCGCTCAGACAAAGTCGGAGCTTGAACAGTTGAAGGGAGCTCTCAAATGATCGACATTCTCAGCGCCGACGAAGCCGAAGGGCAAGATCTCGGAATGTACGACACCCAGGTCAGCAAGGCCGAGAACATCCTATCGACGCAACTCGGAGCTCTGGAATACCTTCAGGACTTCGGGATTGATCTTCGTTATTTCCTGACCGAGGATTTCAAGTTTCAGAACGAGAGCTTCAAGGCGTATTGCGTGGAGCGCCTGGTGACGAGCGGGATCAACGTCGCTGAAGTGATCGAACAGATCGAAGCACTTGCTGAGAAGTACACGTTTAACATTTCGCCCGAGGAAACTTCCACGGGCCTCGTCGCGAGGTAACACATGCCGTATTCACAGGAAGCGGGCTACACGCCCTCGACCATTCAAACGATCATGAACAACTTGATGAACAACATCAATACTCAGTTCGGAACTTCCTACACGACTGAAACCTTCCAAGGGACGAACTTCTACAAATACTTCTACGCGCTCGCGCAGGAGATGCAGAAAAACGAAGTAAAGACTTCTGAGATCTTCCTGAAGCTGACGCAGTATTTCGAACAGGTGAATGCGAAGATATCGCGTCCTGTTGTTACGAATCCGGGAATCATCGAGAAGCTCGAGGATGAAGGCTTCATCGCCTCGGTCAAGCCGATGATCGATGCCGACGCCGGCAAGATCTCGATCTGCATCGATGCGAACCCAGGCACGCCGGCCGAAGGTAACATCACGATCACGAGCTACGCGAACCTCGTCTCTGGTACTGACGACTCGGTCGGCATCGCTGGAACTACATTCACCGCGCAGACTGGATCGGTGACTCCCGGAGCGGCGACCTTCCAAGCCGCTACTTCCAACGAAGCTACAGCGCAGTCTCTCGCTTCTCAGATCAACGCCCACACCGTTGGAGCAACAGTGTTCGCGAAGGCGAACGGAGCGGTCGTCGAGATCACAGCGAAGAAGGGCGGCACTGGAGGAAACTCGATCGCGCTCGCGTACACTGACAACGACACCAACGTGGGCGCGACGAAGTCCGGGACCGCTCTCTCGGGCGGCGTTGACGATACCGACTACGCCGCGACGAAGCTCGCGCTCTGTACTCTGATTTCAGAGATCACAGTCGCCGGCGCGGTCACCCAGGGAACAGAGTCGGAGTCGATCACTCTCTCTAATGGTCAGAGCTTCGATTTCAAATACAACTTGCCGAACCGGATCCCGACTCTTCTGAAGCTGACGATCACTCTCTCTGAGAACAACGAGGATCTCGTTGGAAGTCCCGAAGATACGAAAGCGAAACTTCTCGCGAACATTCAAGCGCGCTACCGTCTCGGAAAAAACTTCGAACCTCAACGGTACTTCAGTCTCATCGACGCGCCCTGGGCGGCGAGCGTCCTTCTCGAGTATGCAGTCGACGATGGATCGCCCAGCTACTCGAGCGCGATCTACGACGCGAACTACAACGACCTTTTCGACATCTCTCTCGAGAACATCACGCTCGTGGAGGTTTAAATGCAGACGTTCAAAGGGGACGCAAGAGAGCTGAAGTTCTACAACGCCGGCGCGCCGATCGCGGCGCTCTTGTCTGAAAACGAGGATGAGTTCTTCGACGAGGCCTACGCTTGCTTTGTTCTCGGCGAGCTCATCTACGACAACAAGCTCGCCCCCCTGACGCGCGCGATCCCGAGAGAGATCTTCAGGGATTCATTCAAGACGATCTTCGACACCTTCCTCGTCGCCGGCACCTTCGAAGGATACCTCGACGTTTTCACGAACATCTTCGGCGACACGGTCGAAGTGACTTTCGGCGTCCCGGCTCCAGGCAAGCTGACGATCGATATCGTTGCCGACGGCGTGGTCTTGTCTAACTTCATCGCGCGCGAGATCGTCGACGACGAATTCGTGAACAGTAACATCGTCGACGACGAAGATGATCAGATCGTTTTTCAAACCGTAAAGGGTTTCCAGTCTCAATACGAGCTCGAGCAGATGCTCTTTGAAATGGTACCTGACGGCATTTACACTGAAATCACTTTGGACATATAGGGGAGGCCAGGCGTGGCAAATAAAAAAATAACGGACTTGCAGCTTCGAGACAACGTCACCGCGGACGTGAACCTTCCAGGCGACGACGGGATTCAAACCTACCGCGTGACCGCGCAACAGTTGAAGGACTTCATTCGGCCGATGCCGGTCGGAGCTCTATGCCCTTTCGCGGGATCCTCTGCACCTACAGGATTCCTTCTCTGCGACGGATCCGCGGTCTCTCGTTCGACGTATTCTGATCTCTTCGACGTGATCTCGACGGCCTACGGATCCGGCGACGGCTCTACGACTTTCAACCTTCCTGATCTCCGCGGCCGCACGGCGGTCGGTAAAGATAACATGGGAGGCTCAGCAGCGAGTCGAGCTACGAGCGCCACGCTCACACCGAACGGGACGACTCTCGGAGCGGTCGGAGGCACCGAACGTCATACACTGACGACAGCTGAAATGCCTTCGCACACGCACACGCAAAACGCGCACACTCACACTCAGGACGCGCACACTCACAACGAAAAATATTTCGATAACTCTGGTGGCTTCTCCGCGGGATCCGGTTACGTTCGACAGTCGACTACTTCGGCTTCAAACACCAACCTGATCGACAACAACGCGACCGTGACCGCGACGAACCAGAACACGACCGCGACGAACCAGAACACCGGCGGCGGGGATCCTCACTTGAACCTTCAACCGTCGATCATCCTGAACTATCTGATCAAGCACTAAAGTCCGGCCGCGATCGTGCCGATGAGGGGGGAACACAAAGGAGTTCCCCCATGCCCGTTTGGTTAACCAGAGTCGCAGGACTCTTATTCACGCGAAAGAAAATCCTCGGCTACATCGCGGCGGTCGCGCTGACCGTGATCTACCTCGTCTTCGGCGTCACACCCGCTGAAGTTAAGGAAGCCGTTAAGGACGCCCAGGCGATCGAGATCCCGATCGCAGCACCCGAAGCATCCCCCGCAAATGGAAGCAAATAACGATCAGCTGAATCAGTTGCTCGTTCTCGGCGGGTTGGCAGTTGCCAACCTCGCCGGCATCGTCGGATCATGGATCTCGATGCGCATCGCGATCGCCGAGCTGAAGGTTCAAGTGAAGCAGAACACGAAGGACCTTGACGGCATCGCGAACTTCGTAGGAACTCCAACAGCGTTCGCGCGCATGAGATCTGGAGCAAGCGAGGAACAATGATTTTCACACGTCACTTCAGCTACGAAGAATTCATCAGATCCGAAGCGGCCGCGCGCGCGGGGATCGGCAACGAGCTCCCGCCCGAGCTCAAGACTTCAGCGCAGTTCACTCTCGCCGGCATGGAGCGCGTTCGGGCGGCACTGAAGTCGCTCCCCGTGAAGATCCTGTCAGGTTACCGCGGCCCCGAAGTGAACCGTCTCGTCGGCGGCTCGAGCTCGTCGCAACACATGAAAGCCGAGGCCGTCGATTTCGTATGCCCCGAATTCGGGACGCCGCTCGAGACCGCGAAGTTCCTCGCTCCCCTCTGTTGGGTTATAGGCATCGATCAAATGATTCTCGAGCCGACCTGGGTACACGTCAGCTTCACGTCGAACCCCCGCGGGCAAGTCCTTCACTTCGTCGACGGCAAGTACAAGGTAGGTCTTGCGTGATCCTGGGTCTCTTCGACCTGATCACGATCGCCTGTAACCGCCGCGCCTGGAGCGACGAGATCGTCGTTAAGAAGAAGCGCATTCAACTCGTGCTCGCCGACAGTGAGACAACCGATGAAGAAAAAGCGAAGCTCATCCTTGAGCTCCTGAAGCAGATCAGCATCCTACGCGCGATGATCAAAAGCTCTCATCGAACATTGGCAACTGACCTTG